AATGCGAGTTTCGAACCACTTCTCAAACGTTAAGATTGCTGGAGGCACCGCAACATGTGTAGCTTCATGGTCGTACAGCTGAATTTCGTGGAATGTTGGTATGTCTCCTAGCTGGTTTTTGAGGCTGTCAAAGATTCCACTCTGATATTCACAGTTGACCTTGAGGATGTCAAAAATTGTCCTGAATTTAACTAGATTAGAATACAGAGCTGAACTAAATTCAACTGAGAACAATGATGAGATTATGTACAAAACTGCCATTGTCCTAGTAATCCACGCCTCTTCTTTCTTGCTCTGGTACTCAACTAGCTCCTTGCTCTCTTGTTCCTTTTCCCAACGCAGCATTTTGAGAATTTTCCTTAGTAAGTAGGCTCCAAAAACGGTGGAAAGGCCTATGAGTATAACTTGCAAGACGTTGGCTGCCATTGTGCAGAAGGCCCATTTGTAAGCTTCGCCGAAGAGGTGAGTAACCTTCCTCCAGGTCCTCAAGGAACTCTCTTTGCAACCTTCTGGCACTTTCGGTCCTCGGAGATAACGTGTCAACCAATTGTTCTTTAAACTTTCGCACATTTCTCCAACCTTTCTTCCTGGACCAGAATAAGTGAGTCGTAACACGGTGCCATGAAAGTTTAAGTAGCCAATGGAGTTGAAGAACTCGTTGTACGCACACTCGCCGTGTGAAATGTCTTGCTCGACGAGCATTTTTTCCTTGCCTCCAACTCTATCCATTTCTATTAGGCACTGCTCTTCAAGCACTGACCGTTGGAGAGAGTCAATGTAAGCTTTGATTTCCTCCCTCATATGCGTTGATGGTATGATGGCCTCCACGGATGCTCGATGCTGAATCATGAGTTCCATGTACTGGCGAACTCGCTGCTTTGATTCCAAGTGCGGCCCTAACTTCATGGCCATTTGCCTTAAGTTCAACAATGCCGCTGATTTGTCAAATGAATTCTCCACGTCAGCAAGTATGAGTTGATGAACTTCGATTAAGCCACCCAGTGCGAATAAAGTTGACGGATTAACGAACATGTCGACTAACCACTCAGCATCCTTATTCAGTTTCCGCACAAATTCCTTCCGGCTTTTGACGCAGGCTTGAATACTCAACACAGTTTCCTGGAATCCTCCAATCTTGTAATCTTTCATGGCTCCATCAGCCATTGTGTCGAGTGAGATCAACTCAAGCACTGTGTTAACTCTAATCGTATGCATGCCCGATTGCTTAATTCCATATGGTGTTGGCACATGCATGGTCTTATTAATGTGGTCAACTAAAATTACCGGAACCAATGCATCGTAGCACCCATAAAATGTTGCCATCCAGTTCAGTTGTCGCAGAACTTCAGAGAATTTTGGCCACGGTCCCAAGTCATTGCAAACCTGGTTAACGAACTTGTCAACAGTTGATCTGTTACTATTTCCACAGAATACCATAGCACACGCAAATATGTACATATAACAATACCCATTTTCTGGTACATATTGGTGCCTTCCATTCCGATCACCTATACTCAACAGGTGATTCACCACGCCAAAGGGAAGTTGTCCAGGAGTTGCTCGTATGATGGGATTGTACAATGGTGTGTTACCTTCCCAATGACATACGACTTTGGTCTCTCCGTTGATCTCCATGGAACATTCGTGCAAAGGTTGTGCGCGATGAACAGCCCTTGCCTGGGCATTCCAATACGTGCTTTCAAAATGTGGATACAGACTCTCAATGCTAGTCTGTATCATTTCTTCAGCGTCCACGTATCTAAAGCTTGTGACAATGTTCCCATTCTCTTTTAGTCTGTGTGTGACTGGCTTCATAAACCTTGGAAACAATTCTGGCATGGATGTGTTTGGAAAGAAATCAAAGTTTCCATAACTGTCTGTGAACATACCCATGTAAACAATTCTGTTTGGAATGTGAATTGTTTGCTTCATTGTTCGCCAAACATCAACCAGTTGCAGTCCTTCATTCGGCCTCAATTGCCTTTCATCTGGTTGCTCTTTTCCAACCATGTAATCTGCGAACGTTCGAAACAATGTCAACTTGTTCTCCGGGTTTTTGTTCATATAATCTGTCACTTGTGGATACAAAAGCTTCTGGTGCTCATCGTGTGACCTATTCCGCCATTCCAGCCTACATAGTGAGCATCTTAAATCATGCATATCAAACATTGTCTTCAAGACCTGGCGCATTTTGTCGGGAGTGCCTTCCACGGTGTCCTTCAATGCCTCGTTGCAGTGATCATGATTCCTTGGAATGTGTGCATTCACCCATTTGTCTGAATACCAGCGAAGCCCGTGTGTGCATGTTGGTCGCAATGCATTCTGCAATCTGCCATGAGCACACCGCCCCATTACTACGAACAATCCATCGACGCATTCTTGTTCGTATCCCTGCGGGACGTCCATCTTGCTCAGGACAATGCCACTCCAACCATGAGTGACTTCATGGTCATAGACGTTCCGTGTCCACTGAGTAATCTCACTGTATGTCGTTAGAAAATTGCGACAATCTTCTGGAACGTCCTTGAGTGGGTCCCATTCACGCTTCGGGTAACCTAGTGTGTGCTTCAGTGGGATTTTGACGAAGCGCTTCTGCCCACGTGCTCCTACTATCTCAAAAGTTTTACCTTGCGATTTCATTATGCGAGCCACTTGGTCAATTAGCGCTGCGATGTTGCCTGATGTCATGCGCAATTGTTTTTCCTTATATTCATGTATCGGGTTCTTCCTATGCGCATGTTTGATGACCGTGTATTCTTCTTCAAAGTCATCCTTGGTGACTTCAATAGTCACCGTCTTCTCCCGAGTTTCATCCTGATTCGTTTTCTCATTATGGAAATGCACAACTCGCGGTCTTTGAAAGCAATGGTCAGCTAAACAACTGCTTGTTTCGCTCATCCACTGCAGTGTTGCCGTTTCCATGGCTGGAGTTGCATACGCAGGCATGATCGGGAACGCGTCCACCACCTTGGTGAATCGTTCATTCTTGATGTATGCACAATTCTTTTCTACCAGTTTTTCGCAAGCGAAATGATCTTCAATGAAGTACCGGTAGTGTGCACAGCTTGATCTGCACATGCCACACACAAAGACATCAGCTGCGAGGTCGTAGCCTAGTCCAAGTGACATAGCCTTGTACAGATTCTTGTTTGTTTGTGTTCTAACTCCATCCTTGGACCAGAAAATGCTACCTGATCCATGGTGGTTGACCACAATGTCAACCTCCTCTTCGGTGCTGAGGAATAGCAGCGTGCGCGCTTCGCACCGGACGTACGGGTCATTAGCGATGACCCCCTGCTTGCCGAATCCGTCGAGAACACACTTCGAGTGCTCCATTGCTTATCTCTATGCGAGAGCTCACAATGAACGAGGTGTGCGCGATCAGACGACTGAGAGCGAGTGAGAGCTTGAAGAGAGCTTGTGTTCGCTTTGTTCGTTGTCAG